TTTACTAAATAAACTGGAAAATAAGTTATATTTCTATCAGCAAATGTATTTTTAGCACTACCAATTGCAATAATTACATTTATATCATTTATTACCACTTGATATAAGCTAGTCTCTTTACTAAGATCATCTGGATCTACTCTTTTAAGTTCTATATAATTAACACTATCATCTAATCTAGATACAACCATGATTTGTATATAAATTAATAAGATTATTTTTAATAAGTTATTTTTAATAAGTTATTAAACTATTTAATATAAATAAATAACAGTTTACATTTATAAATATTTGTTTGTCGCATTATTTGCTTGTCGCATTATTTGCTTGTCGCATTATTTGCTTGTCGCATTATTTGCTTGTCCAAAGCAAATAACTTCTCATTTTAGGATCTTCAAATAATTCTGTTATATATGCCCACATTTTATGGCGTTTTTCAACAATTTCATAATTTTCGGGACAACTTTCAAAATAAATTATAGTTGACACAATATCTTGTTTTTTGCACTTAGATGCTTTCACTGAGCTAGCTATTCCATAATATTGACATATTTTCATAAGATCTTTTAATTTATACTCTTCATTATAATAAAATTCATAATTTCCGCAATAAAAATCCCTTTTTATAAAATAAACCATTTCTTTCATATCATCACTTATATTATTTATATTATTATTATCATCATAATCTACATCAAATTCTTGCAACATTTTTTCTAATTCTAAAGCATTATCCTCTAAATCATCAATTGCAGTGTCTTCAAAAAAAAAAGTAATATTTTCTTTATTGTTAGATTCCATTTATATTATTATACTATTAATCTATTTTTTTAACTAGTTTTCAATAAGATTTCGATAAGAATTTGACAAGAATTTGACAAGAATTTGATAAGAAATCGATAAGATTTCAACAAAAATTCGACTACATTTCAACTAGATCCATGCATTTAAATATAGATTTGTTAGACAAGCTCTTGTAATCTTTTGCTTTGCTTTTTGCAAACACGGTAATCAATTCAATGAGTGTAAGTCCATTGATAATGTACAAATCTTCATCATAATCATCAGCGTCTTCAACTGCCTTTATAATGTCCTTATTAAATAGGATTGCCATATTTTCAGCGATTTCATCCACTTCAAATTTTTTATCTGGCTGATTAATATATTCAGACATTGTTCTTAATAAAGAAACTAACAATTCATATATAGACAACCGAGGAATAAGTCCATTCAATGATAAATAGACAAAAAGCTGGCTCGTTAATTTGCGCTTTTCATTAATAACATTCATGTCACAAAATTGATCATAATTTTTATCAGGATCAAAATACTTCATCTCCTTGAATAAATCAAGATATTTTATAAAACGATTGTCTAATGACTGTTTTAGCCAACCATAAGTTCCCAACAAATCTGCTAAAAGATCTGCATATAACTTCAACAAAGTCTTATTGCTCAGAACAATGTCAAACATTATATTTCCAATCCTTTCAGTAAGTACATCCAGATCTGGCTCAGCTTCAATTATCTCATTTAGGATATCAACAATTTGATCTTTAATAAGCATATATTTATCCTTTGTTAATTTACTCATAGCTAACTTCAACTTGTCAATTATTGCATCTAATCCGCTCTTTTGTTCTATTTTAGTAGCCTGAAATGATCTAATATTATCCCAATCTTCACTGCAAACCTCCATGCCCTTGTTTCCTCTTTTCTTTCTCTTGTCTGGCTTGAAACCTTGCTCTAAGTCCTCCTTTTCAGGTTCTTTTTCTTTTTTTTGATAAATATTCGAATTTATGAACGCATTAGAACCTATTTGTGCGGTTAGAAAATTAAACGCATTTATCGTATCATCTGGTATGACATAATTAAACCCTGCAAATATAACTGCATTGGTTTGTTGTAAATTGAATTTTTGCATTAGTGATGACATATTCGGGTATTCTACTTATAATATAAAGTCTAATATTTATATCAATTTTTTTTTAAATATAATATAATATTAAATAAACTTAAAACTAACCTACTATATTATATTATAATGTCACACGAAAATAAAATTTCAGATCCACAGCTAGAAGACCAGTCTATTGAATTAATAAATCAATGGGATGATTTAGATATAGACCCCAATATTTTAAGAAGTATTTATGCATATGGTTTCGAAAAACCAAGTCCTATTCAACGCAGAGGAATTAAACCTCTTGTTGACGGAAGAGACGTTCTTGGACAAGCTCAATCAGGAACAGGAAAAACAGCAACCTTTTCAATTGGAGCTCTGTCTAGAGTTGATTTAACTAAAAATACCAATCAAGTTCTCATCATGAGCCCAACTCATGAGCTAACAAAACAAATTACCAAGGTAATTAAATCCCTATCTGAGATGATGGAGGGGATCCGAATTAAAACTATTGTAGGGGGATCATCTATCGATGATGACGTTTCATATATGCGTGAAACCCCTCCTCATGTAATCGTTGGTTGCCCTGGGAGAGTGTTTGATATGATACGACGTCGTCATATTAATGCATCAACACTAAAAATGGTTGTACTTGACGAAGCCGATGAAATGTTGTCTCAAGGATTTAAAGATCAAATTTACAATATTTTTCAATATTTAAACAAAGAAGTTCAAATTGCATTGTTTAGTGCAACTTTACCTGCAAATATTTACGAACTCACAGATAAATTTATGAGAAATCCAGTTAGAATTAAAGTAGCGGCAGAACAATTAACTCTAGAAGGTATCAAACAATATTTTGTTGCTGTACAAGATGATCATCAAAAATATGTTACCCTTAAAGATTTGTATGGGTCTATATCTTCATCTCAGTGCATTATTTATTGTAATAGTGTTAAACGAGTTATTGAATTATATGAAGCTATGAGAGAAGATGGATACCCTGTTTGTTGTATTCATAGTAGCATGGATCATAGTTCAAGGGACCTGTCTTTAAGCGACTTTAGAAGTGGAACTGCTCGTTTCCTTATTTCATCAAATGTAACCGCAAGAGGAATTGATATTCAGCAAGTTAGTCTTGTAATCAATTTTGATTTGCCACGTGATGTGCATACATATATACATCGTATTGGAAGAAGTGGTAGATGGGGTAGAAAAGGAACAGGTATTAACTTTATTACAAGACGAGATGTGCAACAAATTAAAGAAATTGAAGAATATTATCATTGTCAAATTGATGAACTTCCCTCTGTGTTAACTATTTAAATTAATTCATAAATTAATTCGTAAAATAAATTTTAATATATTCTATTTTACAAATAAATGCAAACTGAAGAACCAGAGACTGAAATATTTAAATTGCCTATTTGTTTTAATCCTAAAGTTAAAATACTTAAAGAAGCAATCATAAATGATTTAGAACTAAAAAATACAATTGATGCACCTGATCTTAAGGAACATTCTGACAAACCAATATATAGTCATGTGTTTAATCCTACTAATATTCTAGGCCAGCAAATATTAGAAATATTACCAACCTATTATACAACAGATACTCTATTTTTAAAAGACAGTCAAGTATTATTAAATACTATAACTAACAAAGGGATAGATCATATTTCCTCCACACACGAAGTATCTGATTTTGATATCGAAGAAACCGTTAATACATGGAATGAAATAAAATCTGAAACAGGATTTTGTGAAAAATATTTATATATTGATTGGGACTTTGCCAAATTCATGAACAATAATCCCACATTTTTACAACTCATGAGTATCTATAATATCGCATCACCTTTATTGTCTTTATGTTTACCAATTTTTGTTTTAATTGTACCATTTTTTGTAATCAAATTTAAAGGAATGGATCTCAACATTAAAGAATATACCGAAATTTTACGTGAACTAATACAAAATCATGCAATTGCAAAAATTTTTACTAGTTTCAATGAAGTAGACTTTGGAGAAAAAGTATACTTACTAGTGTCTGCTGCGTTCTATTTATTTTCAATTTATCAAAATATTTTAACATGTATTCGATTTTATTCTAATATGAAAAAAATACACGACTACCTAAATATATTTAAAAAATATATTTTATATACAACTGATCTTATGGACTATCATTTAACTAAATCTGACAAACTAACATCTTTTTCTCCATTTAATGATACTGTTATGCAAAATAAAAACATATTGCATAAAATAAGAAAAGAAATAGACACTGTTTCTGAATTTACATTTTCTTTTTCAAAGATCACTGAAATTGGTCATATTATGTATATTTTTTATCAATTATTTGATAATGTTGAATATCATAATGCATTCAAATTCTCATTTGGATTTAATGGTTATTATAATTTATTATACGGACTAACTGAAAACATCAGTAATGCTAAATTAAATAAAACAACTTTTGTTACTAAAAAGAAAGACAATAAAGAGAAGAAGGACAACAAAGAAAAGAAAGAGAAGAAAGAAAAGAAAAATAAAGTAGAAGGCAAACCTATATTTAAAAAAATGTACTATCCAAAATTTATTAATGATTCTAATGTTATTACAAATGATTGCATTTTAGATAAAAATATGATTATAACTGGACCCAATGCATCAGGAAAAACAACTACATTAAAAACAGCAATGATTAATATTTTGTTATCACAACAAATAGGATTTGGTTGTTTTGAAAGTCTTGAACTTTATCCGTACGATAACTTTCATTGTTATTTGAATATACCCGATACATCTGGTAGAGACAGTTTGTTTCAAGCAGAAGCAAGACAATGCAAAGAAATAATAGACAGTATAAATGAAAAAGAAGAGAATGAAAATGGAGAAACCCATTTTTGCATTTTTGATGAATTATATTCAGGTACAAATCCAGATGAGGCTATTGTTAGTGCAAAAGGATTTATGGATTATATTGTAAAAATAAATAATGTAACATGTCTTTTAACAACACACTATACCAAACTCTGTAAAAAGCTAGCTAAAAATAACAGGATCCAAAATTTCAACATGAAAACAGTAAAAAAAAACGACAGTTTTGAATATACATATAAGTTAGTTGAAGGAATTTCCAAAATTAAAGGTGGATATAAAGTTTTAAAAGATATGAATTATCCCAAAGAAATATTATCAACATTTTCTACCTTTTAAAAGATATTATTCGTTATATTAATTATTAAAATATATTATTATGTTTTAATAATGGCATTTAATGATTTATTAAGTTCATCATTTTTATTTAGCATCGCAATAATTATTATTTTAATTGGTGGAATATTTGCATATGTTAGTTATAGAATGTCTGAGCAAGATCACAAAATTTCATCTATGTTAGGTCTAGTTTCAACTATGGCAGAAGAATTGCAGTTCTTTAGAAGTAAATTAAGCAACAGTCAGGGTCCCATAAGTCAACATGTCGAAGAAGACCAAGAACGTGTACGATTACACACTGTGTTAGATCCAAATAATTTAGTTACTGGAATTACTGAACAACCGAAATTAATTTCAGTTTCAGATGATGAAGATGAAGACGAAGTTTCAGATGATGACGAAGTTTCAGATGACGATGACGAAGTTTCAGATGAAGATGATGAAGATGACGAAGATGAAGATTTAGAAGATGAAGTTTCAGATGACGATGAAGACAACGGAGATGATGCAGTTGTAGATTTAGTAGATGTAGTTGATTTAGAAGATGCTGATCTTACTAATATGAAAGAAATACAAAATATTAAATCTATTCATTTAGAAGAACCGATTGATTTAAAATATGTTAGTGAAGACTTTACAAATTTGGATATAGATATAGATCATTCAGATGAAACATTGACAACAGATTTGCAACCAAGTGTTAAAGATTTAGAAGAACCTAACAAAAAACTAGATTATAAAAAAATGTCTCTTACTAAACTCAGAGAAATTGTTGTAGAAAAGGGTATTTTTACAGATGCTTCTAAACTTAAAAAGGGAGATCTATTAAAATTGTTAGGAGATGAATAAAAAATTATAAATTTTATCTAATATTAGTATAATATGAATAGTTCTTCAAATACTTATTATACAGTTATACCAGTAAATCCTCTGGAATCTTCTTGGCAACCAGATGCTGTTATTAATAATAAAATCCATGTTGACTCTGGTATAACTTCTAATTGGAAATACAGGCAATATATTCAAAATAATGCAAATCAAATTATGAAATATAATACAATGGAATATATTTACTCTTCTGGCAATAATCCATATACAATTACAGATAACATAATAAATGATAAAGTGCCTCATAGGTTTTCATCATTATATGACACCAATGTACCAAATTATGAATCCAACAATAGCGATTTAAAACAAGATTTTGTAAAGAAACAACAAATGAGTGCACGAATGATCGCGCCTTCTATAGCAACAAAATATATAGCGTAATAAAATAAAAAGAAATAATATATTATTTATAACAATATTTATAAACAATATACAAATAAATTTGATTGTTATATATAATGAAGATTTTGTCAATAGACGTTGGAATTCGCAACTTATCCTTTTGTTTATTTGAAATTGAAAATAATGATACAAAAATTTTAAAATGGGATAACATTGATCTAACAACGGTTGATGAAAAAAAATGTATAGAAATTGATAAAAATGGTCTATGTGATAAACCTGCAAAATTTATGAAAGATACAAAATGTTACTGTTTAAAACATTCAAAAAAACAAACATTTTTGCATCCAACGCCAGATTTAAAACCTTCATTCATTAACAAACAAAAAATACAGAATTTAATTGAAATTGCAGATAAATATAAAATTAATTATGACAAGCCCACAAAAAAGGTGGCTATTGTATCACAAATTAATGAATTTATTTTAGCAAAATGTTTTATTGCCGTAGAAAAAAATAATGCATCCAAAATGGATTTAGTAACAATTGGACGAAATATTCAACATAAATTTGATGAGATACTTTGTGACCATTTAAAAACAATAAGTACAATTATTATTGAAAA